TCCCAATCTCCATCTTTTTTACAATAATCTATTGCTTGCTTTTGACTTCCTCGACGTTGCTCAATGTGAATACCTGATGGTAAAAGACTTATTAACGGATTAAATGTCATCCTTGATTCTAATTCACAATAACCCTGTAAATGTGGAGTTCCTGTATCTGGTGCTATTTCTCGACCCCACATCACGTAAACCGCGTACGCGTGCTTAAATAATTGACGTAACTTTTCTTCGTCCTCTGGTTTCCAATTGTACTTCACAAATATAAAATTTCTCCACTGAAACTTTGGATTTGGCTTCTCAATCCTTGACTCTTCCTCATCTTCCTCATACTTTGAAGCTCGATTTTGCCTTGTTTCTTCATAAAATGCTGGGCCTGGTGCAAACTTTGCACGTATCTTCTTTATTTCTGAAGATATTTCCTCCCTGTCTCGACTTAACTGTCTATATTTCGACTCTAAAGAGCCTACATATGCTTCAATATTTTCAGAGCTCTGTGAGCCTAGGCTATTGTTTTTTTGCATAGTTTTTCTTATTATTCTTTTCATACGTCGAATTTTCCTTGCTACCATATTTACAGAGTCCGCCTTTGTTTTAATTGTTTAGAAAGTTTACCGGAGTTTATGCCGCAACGTGTGTACCAATGTCCATATTTCCTAGCGTACCATGACGTATTATTAGCTAGGGGTTACCCTAAACCCCTAGCTAGTATTATTTCTTTAGTACTAATTTTATAATATCATATTGTTCTGTTATAGTCAATAGTTTTATGACTTTTAGTCATTTAATTATTTATTTTATTTGTTAACACCACGAAAGTGGGCATCAAAGATGGTTCTTTCGTAGTGCGGATACGCGTGAAACTTAGCGGAAGTGGGCATCCTGCAACAACGCGGATGATTCTTCCGCCTGATATGCTCGCAGAGGTGGCATCCTGCAATAACGCGGATGGTTCCGTCTGCTCGGTTCCCAGTGGCTAAGAGCTGGCAGGCGCCCAAACCTGACAGGGGTCTCAACTACGATTTACAACTAAGGTTAGAAAAACCATGTGCCTTGGACTTCCAGTGTTGTACACAACCGCTACTTTTAGCTTTTTTAGACATAAGTAGTCACTTTCCAGAAGTTGTCTAATATATATTATATAGATGGGTTGAAATTTGTAATGTCACGTAATTAAAAAACTGATAAATCTTTACAGAAAACAATTTACTTCTTACTAATTTTAGCTCTTTTTTAGTTACCAATGACTATTTTAAGTCTGTTTTGATGTTAACATTCATTAAAAATGGGTGATTTAACTGTGATAATGGTACATCCAGATGTTCTATTCGATTTAAACGACGCCATACTTGTCGTAATTGTTCATTTGAATCTATCATTGCTAGATTTAATTTCTTTTTATTAAATTGCATGTGCCACTGTGGTGACCAAATTTCCCATGGTGGATCTTGACTTACCACTACCACGTGTGTTGCTTGAAATATTGAACTACTTGACTTTACATTTACTGCTGCATAGTACCTGTCCAATAGTTTTAATAACTCTCGAAATGTTTTATGCGTTCCATCCCATTTAAAATCATCGATAATGATCACTTTTTGACCTGAATAGCCATCACACCATCCTTCTGTCAATAAATCAGCCTTATAGATCTCTCTTGGGTCATTTCCAGACCATTCCAGAGCCAATGAGATCGCTCGAGATGTCTTACCTGATCCTCCTTTTCCATAGATCCAGTATTTTAACTTCTCTCCTGGGATTTCACCTACGGGTGGAATAGTATTTTTGTAAATATTCAACACCTTTTACTATTGACATCGTCATATCCTCATCCGAATTTGTTAATAAATCTACTATTCGCTTTCCTTCTGCTAAATTTTTCTTCACTAAATCCATATCAGACCTAGATCCTTGCTTTCGTGGGACTCCATGTTCCTCCCAATCTCCATCTTTTTTACAATAATCTATTGCTTGCTTTTGACTTCCTCGACGTTGCTCAATGTGAATACCTGATGGTAAAAGACTTATTAACGGA